AGTGCAGCCGGTAATGCAGCCAGGGATGCAACGACCGCAACAGAAAAAGCCCGGGAATCAGCAGAAAGCGCACAGTCAGCGGAACAAAGCAGAATAGCGGCGGAAGACGCCGTAAACAGAATTCCCACCGTGGTGGGGCCTCCCGGACCAAAGGGGGAACCGGGTCCCGCGGGTCCTCAGGGGCCGAAGGGAGATAAAGGAGAGCGTGGAGACACCGGTCCGGCAGGGGCAACCGGTGAACGGGGACCGGGAGGAGATACAGGTCCGGCAGGTCCGCAGGGGCCGAAAGGCGACAGGGGAGAGCGGGGAGAGACCGGTCTGACAGGAAGTACAGGTCCACAGGGACCAAAGGGAGATACCGGGGCAACAGGTCCGGCAGGACCGCAGGGACCGAAAGGGGAAACAGGTGCGGCTGGCCCGGTGGGGGCTACCGGACCTCAGGGGGCGAAGGGCGACCCGGGGGAGACACAAATCCGTTTTCGTCTGGGGCCGGCGAGCATTATTGAGACAAACAGCAATGGCTGGTTCCCGGGTACAGATGGTGCGCTCATCACCGGACTGACCTTTCTTGACCCCAAAGATGCCACACAGGTTCAGGGGATGTTTCAGCATTTGCAGGTCAGATTTGGTGACGGGCCATGGCAGGATGTTAAGGGACTGGATGAAGTGGGCAGTGATACAGGCAGAACTGGAGAATGACATGAATATTTTGAGAAAGCTTATGCAGAGTCTGTGCGGTTGCGGAAAGCATGATGACTGTGAAAACGGACGGTCACTTACAGCACAATTGCGACTGGGACCGGCAGACATTCTGGAGTCAGATGAGAATGGCATTATTCCGGAGCAGGACAGGGTAATCACACAGGTGGTGATACTGGATGCAGATAAAAAGCAGATACAGTGTGTGGTAAGACCGCTGCAAATCCTGCGTGCTGACGGGACGTGGGAAAATGTTGGCGGAATGAAATAGCCGACGGGTTCACAAAAAACCGGAGGCCAGCTCCGGTTTTTGTTGTCATGCCATGGTGATGTTTGTTATGAAGACTTGAGGGAATATTTATCCGTATGAAGGAATATGGTAATGCCTGGATTAATATCATATGTGTCATCGGCTTCATTCGTGAATGAGATGATGGAGCTGCGTCAGCAGGTAATGGAGGGGCAGATTGGTGGATTTCTCCTGGGAGGGGAGAGGGTTAGAGTTTCTTATATGCCAGATACAGGCCGTTTTTTAGCAGAAGGTGAAGGGCAGGGACGGGTTTATGCAGAATTATTGAATATTGCTTTTAATGATGGAGTTAATGCGCTCAGAAACAGGATATTAAGCGCGCTCCCTGGAATGGGAGGGCGAAACTCTTTGCAGGCCAAAATATCGGAATGTACCTTTACTGTTGATATTGGAAAACTTCACTGTCCTGGTGAGGTGCTTCAATGCCCAATTACACTGGAGCTGCCTGAAAAAGGTATTTTTGTGAGGAATTCAGATGGTTCAGATGTATGTACTTTATTTGACGCCGCTGCATTTTCTCGTTTGACTGGTGAAGGCTTACCCCACCCACTGACTCGAGAACCAATAACGGCATCAATAATTGTAAAACATGAAGAATGCATTTATGACTCTGCCAGAGGAAACTTCGTTATAAAGGGTAATTGAAATAAACATTACCCATGATTTATCAGGACTAATATTTTCGAACATTCTTACGTCTCGTTCTCCTAAGTTTGGTTTTGCATTGTCTTTTTCATTGTTTTTATATATCCATATCTCTTTTTTGAAAGAATCAAATATGCAAGTGATTTTACTTCATCTGTAATTTGTTTTTATTGAATGTTGCTATTGGTCTTTAGCCTGATTTCATTATACTTTTTATGAAAATCTTCAATGCATGTAAATTTTTGCCCTTGTAGTTTTATGACCGTTTCTTTTACATCGATTGAAAATTTATTTTGATTTCGCGCATTATTTAACTTTTTTAAAATAAAGAGTCAATGTCTATGCGGGAGCGTTTATCATCACTGTTTATGGCATAGTATTGGGCTCCACTCCTGCTTCCCATTCCTGGGGGCCCTGCAATAATAAATGAGTGACTTCTTGTATGTCTGCCATTGAGTAGAGCAAGGGGAGTTTTAGCTGTAGCCAACCATACAGGAACGGATTTTAAAGATATACCATATTCTTTATGAACAATTCTTCTGGAGGCGGAGTTCGTCATTGTTGTTTCATTTGAAAGTTGTTGATGTTCACTGAACAGATGGTAACATGATGATACAACTGATGATATTTTGGGCATAAATAGTCTCCTCGCTATATGTTTGTTATATGGTGATTAACTTACTGAAAATATGTTTCTTTTATTGTATTTTTATTTTTAAATACTGTTTTGTTGAAGGGGTTATATAGGTAATGCGTAAAAACATTGTTTTGTTATATTAAAATGACACTTGTCTTTGCTTATAATCATTTCTGGAGCAAAGGGGTCACGGCTGAGGGGGTGGAGAGCGTTACGCAGGATAAGTTCAGTCAATGCTTCCTGATCATATAATGCACATATTTCTGAATTTCGAGCATTTCTGACAAAAACACCTGTCTCAGGAATACGTAGCGTTATCGGACAATTAAGATGTTCTTCAGTACAGGAAAAGTCTTGTAAACTAACGGGAAATGCATTCGAATTTATTCGATCCAGTAGTGTTTTTATGACGCTTTCCTGCACAAGCGGGGCAGCTTGCCTCTGCTCCAGATATAAGCTGTATGCCTGCAGAAAAGTGTTACCTCCGTTAAGTTGTCTTGCCAGGCTGTCTGCGAGATGATGAGACTCTCTTGCCCCAAGATGGTCCCAAAGTCCACCAGGAATAGGCTCTACACTAAAACCATCCATAAACTGGATATAATGAAGCCTCATATTACGGCCTCCTATAGTAATAGTGTCATTCTGATTGCTTCTTGCAATATGTCGTAAAGCCTCCAGCTCATTTTCCGGCAATACACTTCCATTAGAAAAATTTAATATGACTGGCATATTATTATCCTTTTCAACCCATTTTGTGAACTATATTGGTAACAAGAGCCAACATACCGCTCATGATATGTGAATAAAACAACACAATTTTTAATAGAATATTATTGCATGCATGTTTTTTCTGGCTACAATAAACACAAGTATGCAATATTGTAAACACTTTTTTATAAAAAGGAATTATAATGCCGATGAATACTACAGGTACGTCTTTCAGCTCTTTTGGTATAAGTTGCCATAGAGAAAACTCCTTCAGGAACTCTTTCCGAGGGAAGAATGATGAGGTCATAAAATGTTCAATGGGAGAACGGACGATTCACTTTTCTGTTCGCAAATTTAGCGGCAATATACTGGAAACGGTGAGAAGGCAGAGTACTAAAGATATTGATGAGTGGATAAAAGATGAACGGATAGTATATCCCTCAAGGGTGATCAACCAGGAGATTGATAATTACTGTTTTCAAAAAAATGCAAAAATTTCCACTGAAGAGAGGCAAAGAGTCTTTTTTCTTGTGAGCCAGGAGAATCAACTAACCCTTGATGTTAAGGCAGCACAAAGTTCTATTAATCATGTAATAATGGGGAGTGCTTCTTTTGGCAAGAAAATGGATGCTCTTTGTGATGGTATGAGCCGGGATGTAAAAAATCGTACATCAGATACCATAGCAAACTTGCTTGCGGACAAGTTTTACCAGAAACATATCGAGTCGGATATTGATATTGTAAAACTACGAAATGAGATCCCAGATTATTTGAGGTGTGCCATACGGGCATAAGTCTCGGGGAGACGACTACGCCAGTATCATTGGTTTTGCTCTGGTAAAAATAGACGCGGAAAATGCACAGCAGGCACCACACGCCATGCATCGATTCAGATTGTTCATGATTCACCAGTACAGCTATAAATCGTAAAGAAAACTACAGTACGTTGTACACAGAAACGTAGCGTGATTTACTATTGCACAGGTCCATCACAACGACAATATTTTGTGATGTTTGCGTGGTGCGCCCCACTTCAGGATGCTGCAGATCGCAACGGAAGAAGAGGCGTCATTGCTGGAAGCCTGGAAAAAGTATCGGGTGTTACTGAACCGTGTTGATATATCAATTGCACCTGATATTGAGTGGCCTGCTGTCCCTGTTATGGAGTAATCGTTTTGTGATATGCCGCAGCTATGTCGTATGCAGGACGTGCTGCGGTTGGTTTGACTTTGATTGAGACGTTTTGGAATTTTTTTCGGTGGCAAAAATGGGGCAAAAAAAAGGTAGGTTATCGTAGCTTGTAGTAGTAATTGATATTGTTTAACGTTTTGAAAAACAAATAAAATCTTTATGTATTAGATAGTTGTGATTTTTGCTCTTACTTGTTGAGATTGTATATCTCTTTCTTTGTATTCTTTTGATTTTCTTGCATTATTTCAGTTCTCTGGTACTCAATGGGGCAAATGGGGGCAAACTTTGCAACTACGATAACCGCGCATACAACATGGCTACCTGTTCGTCGTTCATGTCATCAATCCACATACCGTAAATTTCATACACCATCTGCGCAGTTTCATGCCCCATCTGGCTGGCTATAAATGCCGGGTTAGCTCCTGCTGTCAAGTTGTTTATGCCTTGGCATATCTTCTGATAAAGATGGCAAAATGGCTGGAGACTTTGTGGTTGAGTATGCCAATATAATTAATGCTTAAAGAGTTAGCAGACAGGGCTTCCCCATGAGATTCCCCGTTAAGTGATAATTGTGAAGAAAACATGGATAAACAGGACGACTAATGCTTTCACCGATAAGGACTATTTGCCATAACTCCGCTGATATATTGCAGAATTCATCCTGTCAAACGGCTTCTTTTGCAGGAAAGGAGTATGAGTTAAAGGTCATTGATGAAAAAACGCCTATTCTTTTTCAGTGGTTTGAACCTAATCCTGAACGTTATAAGAAGGATGAGGTTCCAATAGTTAATACTAAGCAGCATCCCTATTTAGATAATGTCATAAATACAGCAAGGATAGAGAGTGAGCGTACAATAGGTGTTTTTGTTGACGGTGATTTTTCATTCAGCCAAAAGGTTGCTTTTTCAAAACTGGAACAAGATTTTGAAAATATAATGATAATTTATCGGGAAAATGTTGATTTCAGCATGTATGATAGAAAACTATCAGATATTTATCATGATATTATATGTGAGCAAAAGTTACGCTCTGAAGCCAAAAGAGATGAATACTTGTTGAATCTGTTGGAGAAAGAGTTGAGTGAAATTTCAAATGCGCAGGATTCTTTGATTTATATGTATGCAGAGAAGAGAGATCATACATGGTTTGACTTCTTCAGAAATTTAGCCTTATTGAAGGCTGGGGAAATCTTTAGATGCACAGATAACACAAAGAATCATGGAATTTCATCCGGTGAGGGGTGTATATATCTTGATATGGATATGATGCTTACAGGTAAGCTTGGTGTAATGCGTGCTCCAGATGGAATTGCAGTGCATGTTGATCGTCGTAATGATAGTGTAAATATTGAAAATGGTGCAATAATTGTTAATCGTAGTAATCATCCGGCTCTACTTGAGGGGTTGTCTTTTATGCACAAAAAAGTAGATGCTCATCCATATTATGATGGTTTAGGAAAAGGGATTAAGAAATATTTTAATTTTACTCCATTACATGATTACAATCATTTTTGTGACTTTATTGAGTTTAAACACCAAAATATTATTATGAACACAAGTCAGTACACAGGAAGTTCATGGTAAAACCACCTCCCGTGGAGGTGGTTGCTTGCAGTCAGGTGTTTCGGGTCTGTGGTTTTTTGTGTTCTCTGGTAAGTGGTTACGATTCTTTTGTGTTATTTCTCTCTGTTTCTATTGTTTTAGATAGCCATGATAGCTCAGTTGCAGTGAGTTTTAGGTTTGAGGTTCTGTCTCCAGCACCGGGGGGGCGCATGTCAAAACTGCAGGACCATCTGCTGCATACTGTATAGTCCTGTATCGTACATGTGGTTGAGGTTAGTGTGCAATTCCCCTGTACTGGCTTGTCATGTATAGGCCCGGAGATTTCAGGGGGGTGTCCTTTTGAGCCTGAAAATATGTTTTTGATTGAAAATGGCATCGTTTTTATCCTTTGCGCAATGAAAAGTTGCTTAGTGCTCTTCTGTTGTAAATGAATATCATTAAGAATACTTATATGTGGCTCCAGAGTATTTGGGGTTGTAGTCTTTCCACTCGGGTGCGCCTAATATTTTTTCTGCTGGTATCTCTTTCCCATGCAAGTAAAACTTTATGTTTTTCAGTATCTGGTCGTTGTCTTTGTTGCGATAAATCCATCGTAATTCGCTGGCTGTAATACTCTGACCATAACCATCTGACTTGTTAGCAATGAGTTTGAGTGAGTTGACAAGCTCATCCGCACAAAACATAACTGTTTTGTCGCGTGTTAATGTCTGAAACTCCAGACCGGCTTTGCTTGTTTTTGCCCATAACTCATCAACACCACATTTTGAAAATGTCGGTCTTGTGACGTTAAACTTGTTATGGTTCTTTAAAAAATCTCTAAAGCAATAACCTCGGCTATAATCATTCAGAAGTTTGCGGATGGTATTATCTGTATTATATCTGTTAGGCCTCATTCGACTCCACACTGCATTTGTTAATGCGTTTTGTGTGATAATATCTTTTTTGGATAGGCCATTAACTACTTTGATCGCCTTAACAACTTTTTCTCTTGGCCCATCAAGTCCATAGACAATGTCTCCCTGGCGAAAGTGTAAGGCTGCATCCGGTGCGTTGCCCTGAAAGGTGATGTTTTTTGCTTTAACTACATCTGGGGAGAGTAGTACATTTTATAAATCAAGATCCAGCCCATCAGGCATCCCTTCAACACCGATGTTCCACGTGGTTTTCTGCTCCGCATGAATAGTTACAGATGCCACACTCTCCGGAAGTTTCTCCGGCAGTATAATATTGCTACATCCAGTCAGCGATAGCGTCTGCAGTGACGGTGATATCAGGTTGTCAATTCTGGCCTGATTCTCCGGGTTATAGCTATTGATGCTGAGAGATGATAACCCGTTTGGAACATTTTTTATGCTGTCTGTGGCGCTACCTTTTATCTCAAGGTAGCGGACGCTCTCTGGCACTCCAGATATATGGCAGCGACAAACCGTCAGGCATTCGATGCCTTCAGGTATGATGTGTATAAATGGTGAATCAGTTAATTCAATATGTAGATTTTTTACTGTCGATGGCATGTCTGTGATTTGTAATTTTTCACAGTTAATGACGGACAGGTTTTGTGTATTAACCGGCAACCCTGTAAGGTTGGTTAGGTTATTGCAGTTTTCTATTGTAACTGATGTTATTTCACAGGGTAACTGTGGCAGATACTCAATATCACAATCTTTGACATGCAAACAGCCACTGCTCCGCGCTTCTTCTATCTGAGTCGGCGTGATTTCTCTTTTAATGCTTGCTGATGTTTCAGCGGGATTAGAATAGAGTATCCCTGATGATTTTAGTTGTGATGTCGGAAACATAGATAAATTACATTTTCAGAAACCGGAACACTAATAATGTATGGTATCTATTGTCTGCTTATTTATTGTTCATAACGAAGATCACAATCCATTTTGGGGATTTGTAAATCCAATGAATCTTAACAGCCAGCAAAACTATGTTGTCAACAAGAGAAAAGAGAAAAAATGACTTCTCTCACTAAAAGCACCATGGTTACGGATGGTAAAGGTTGAACAAACTGAGGCACACAAAGCTTTGCACTGGATTGCAAGGCTTTGTACTCTCCTGTGGATGTGTGTCTACATGTTTGAAGATTGTTGTGCCGTATTTGTGACATACACATGGCAACATCATGCATCAACTTTCTGTTTGTGCCATCAACTATAGCTTAGTGAATGCGGTTAATGCTTGCTAAAACAGATAGTTATGATTGGTGCTACAGATTCGTAATGCGAAGGTCGTAGGTTCGACTCCTATTATCGGCACCATCTCAACTTCCTCAAACGTCCGTATTAGTCCATAAAATCTCTGATTTATAACATTTTTTATTCTTTTAAGTCCATAGTAGTCCGTAACCATCCAGTAGAATCCGGTACTGAATGTGTATAGGATTGTGTATATGTTCCTGTTCGGTCTGGATTCCTATACACATGCCTTTAAACGATATGCAGATTCGCCGCGCTAAGCCTGAAGCTAAAGCCTATACACTTGGAGATGGGCTAGGGTTGTCATTACTTATAGAACCTAATGGAAGCAAGAGTTGGCGGTTCCGCTATCGCTATGCCGGCAAACCCAAAATGATCTCGCTTGGTGTTTACCCAACGATCACCCTTGCCGATGCTCGTTCCCGTCGTGATGAAGCTCGAAAACTTGTGGCAGAAGGAAAGAACCCTAGTGAGGTTCGAAAAGAGCAAAAGCTAGCTATGCAAACAGAGTCAGAGAACGCCTTCGAAAAGATAGCCAGAGAGTGGCATCAACTTAAATCTGCTAAATGGTCGGCGGGATATGCATCAGACATCATGGAAGCGTTTAAGAACGACATTTTTCCTTATGTCGGAACAAGGCCTGTGGGAGAGATTAAACCGCTAGAGCTGCTGAACGTTCTGCGTAAAATTGAGAAACGTGGTGCGTTGGAGAAAATGCGCAAAGTGCGGCAGCGTTGCTCCGAAGTGTTTCGCTACGCAATTGCAACGGGTAGGGCGGAGTACAATCCTGCGGCTGATCTCTCCAGCGCTCTCGAAGTACACCAATCCAATCATTTCCCATTCCTAAAAGCTGATGAGATACCTGATTTTCTACGTGCCTTAGAGGGTTACTCCGGGAGTAAGCTTGTCCAGATAGCCACGAAATTACTGATGATTACGGGTGTGAGAACCATCGAATTACGCGCGGCATTATGGCAAGAATTTGATCTGGATAACGCTATTTGGGAAATTCCTGCTGAAAGGATGAAAATGCGTAGGCCACATCTTGTGCCCTTATCATCTCAAGCGGTAGATTTACTCAATGAACTCAAGATCATGACAGGGAACTATCGTTATGTTTTTCCAGGGCGGAACGATCCGAATAGGCCAATGAGCGAAGCGAGTATAAATCAAGCCATTAAGCGTATTGGGTATGGAGGAAAAGTCACTGGACATGGTTTTCGTCATACCCTTTCTACAATCCTGCATGAGCAAGGTTTTGAGAGTGCTTGGATTGAAATCCAGTTGGCTCATGTAGATAAAAATTCTATTAGGGGGACTTATAACCATGCTCAATATTTTAGTGGAAGGAAGTCTATGATGGACTGGTACAGTAATTTGATATTTGAAAGACTAAAAAGGAGTTAATTTGTGTCTCAACCACTTTCGGAAATATTGACATGGGATGATAAACAATGGGAGGTATTTGTCCATGATTGGCTTATTGTCTGTAAATCAGATGATTACCCGTGGAGCGAACGTTTGGGAGGAGCTGGAGATAAAGGTAGAGACGTTGTTGGATATAAATCGGATCCTAACGTAGAAGGTTATTCTTGGGATAATTATCAATGCAAACTGTACAAAAAAAGTTTAGGGTTCTCTGATGTTGTAGTTGAGTTTGGAAAACTTATCTATTTTACTCTGAATGGTGATTATCCCATCCCTCAGAAGTACTTTTTTGTGGCACCCTATGATTTATCTACTACATTTTCTAATTTATTGAAAAATAAAAACGAGCTTAAAAAAGCAGTCCTTGATTCATGGGATTCAGCAATTTCAAAAAAATAACTAAAAAGATTGATATTCCATTAGATGATGAAATAAAAAAATATATTGAGGATTTTGATTTTAGTATTTTTTACTCTCTACCCTTATCATTGATTTTAAATGATATTGCAAATACACACCTTTATTTTAAGTACTTTAACGAGCTGTATGTCGTGAGAATCCCTCCAAATGAAATTCCAACATACAATTCAAAAAAAGAGTCTGTATATGTTAATGCACTGCTTCAAGCCTATTCAGAGCATGGAAATAAAACTTATAGTTCTTTCTTAGAGCTTGATGATCCATACAGACGACACTTTAATAATAGTAGAAATGATTTTTATTTTGCATCTTCGCTTGAGGTTTTTGTCCGCGAAGTATTTAAAGATGATGTATTCAAAGCATTGAAATGTTACATTTCATCTTCAATTGAACCCGTCTTTTATGAAGACCATAATTATGCATTTATTAGGTGTAATGCAGTCTTGAAGCAGGCTGTTCTGACACCAATTGCACATTCAGTACTATCAAAAATATGTGAAGCAAATGATAAAAAAGGAATATGCCATCATTTGGTTAATGATGGTGAAGTAATTTGGACGGTGAGATAATGGTTAGAATTTATAATTCAAGTTTAGAAGTGGCATGTCGAATAGCGAAAGTGCTCGTCGCTATTTATCCTTCTTCATTAAGCCTTGAACGGCTTATTTGTTTTGATTTTATTTTAGTAAATCTTAAGGATTTTTTACCTGAAGAGATTAGTCTTCATCCTCCAATACCCCGTAGAGATGCTCAGTTAGCCCTAAAACGAGAGATTGTTTTAGAATCATTGGCTTTGTTGCAAGGCTATGAACTAGCCTCAAAAATTTATACACATCGTGGTTTTGTATATAAAGCTTCTGAAAAAACATATGCATTTACAAATTCTCTACATAATGAATATGTTGCGCAGATGGAGCATAATATAAATTTGGTGGTTAAGTTATATAGTGATATTCCTGATGAGCAGTTGCAATCAATTATAAAAAATAAAATTGGCAAATATGATATGGAATTTAATTATGAATGACAATTTTTTTACGTTCAGAAAAATAAAGGTAACCGGATTCAATAAATTAGATACTATAATTGAATTTGGTTCTAAATTGACTATTTTATATGGTGGTTCTGACTCTGGAAAAACATACATATATTATTTGATTCGATATTTATTAGGGAGTGAAAAACTAAAAAATAAAGATATCGATCATGCTCAAGGTTATGATTTAGCCTATCTGGAATTTAATTTTCAAGGTAGGGTAATGACAATTGAGAGGTCTCTTCAGGATAGCGCCCATTACAGATTATATGATTCGAGCATTGAAAATGTTAGTGAAGCTAATCTGTTGATGGTTTTTTCCAAAAGTGCTTCGTCTAAAAAGAGTTTTTCATCATACTTTTATGGTAGGTTGAATTTCAAAGAGGCTAAAGTAAGAACAAACTTAAGTAATACTCTTCATAAATTTAATCTTAATAATGTTTTTGAATTTTTTTGTATTGATGAATTAAGAATGTTAACTGAGAAGTCGTTAATTCTTTCTGATATTCCTAGCGAGGAGACAAAAAGAAAGTCTGAATTTAAATTCCTTTTAACTCAGAGAGATGATACTAACTCCTTAGCAGAAAAACCAAATAAAAAAGCAAGATATTTTTTAAAAAATCAAATTGCAAATATTTATGAGGAATTGAAAGCGCAATTAATTTATCCTGAATATGATCAAGTCATTGTTTCAAGAGAACTTGAGAAAGTAGAGCAAGATATTGAATCATCGAAAGATATATTGAAAGGTATTGTTGATGCACTTGATGATAAGAAGCAATTATTAAAAGAGTTAAGTGATGAATTATATTCAATCAGTGACAGGGAAAAATACTTATCATTACTCATTGAAAGATTTAGTCTTCTTAAAGACCAATACTTTATAGATCTACAAAGAATAGATGTTGTATCACAGGCGAATTTCTATTTAAATAATTTTGCAGATATTTATTGTGAGTTCTGTAATACACCGCAAAAAAAAGAAAATGAAATATCATATGATGATTGTTTTTTGTCGTGTAATGCAGAAAAATTGAAAATCAAAAGCCAGCTGAAAGGATTAATTGAATCAATCGGATCTAATGTTCGCGAACATGAATTAATTATGTTAAGAAAAAATGATGTTAATGAAATTTATCAAGCAGAAAAAGTGATTTTAAGACGTTAGAAGATAAAAATATAAAACAATACATTCATCTCTTGAATCACTTTATGAATATAAAGACAATCTTTTAATGGATCACACAAAACATAGCATTCTATCCTCATTACAAGATAAAGAAGATGATGTTGACGAACTTAAATACTCCGCCGAGGACTTTGACTCCTTAACAGTAGCTGATTTGTATGATATAGAAATAGCGATGCAAGACTTTTTGAATGATATAAATTTTGAAAATTCTAAAGATAACAAAGTGCGATTTGACGAAGATACATATGACTTTAATATCAATGGGAAACGCCGAGGAATGTTTGGTAAAGGTACCCGTGCAGTAATGCATGCTATATTTACCATTTGCTTTGCGGAATTTTTATCAAGAAAAGGGAATCCATTCATTGGATTTGTTGTGCTTGATAGTCCATTAGTGACGCACTTTGATAAAGATAGAGGGGTTTCTCTATCGGATGTTAATAGCGTCAGTCTCAGTGATTCATTTTATCACGCATTAATCAAAAGGGACTATAATTTCCAGATTGTAATTCTTGAGAATAAAGGTCCGATGTTCCAAATAAAAATTAATGATGCAAATAAAATCCATAACTTAAATAAGAATGGAAGCTCTGGTTTTTATCCTGTTTAATACATTAAAAATATAACTGCTAATTGGGGTGCTCGAAATTATATTTCGTTTCGAGCGCTCAGTTCATTTCTAAATAATTTGCAAAATTATTTTGGGTACTTTCGCCTCTACACTTCCTTCGGGTGGTTCCACAATAATGGATCTCACCGGCGTTTGATATTTTATAATCTAACCCCTTAGCGCGCGCAGCCCCCCACGCCTGCCCGCTTCGCTTAACAGACTGGTTTTCATGCATTCCGCAAATCGTCTCAGAAGCCACCACACAAGGGCTTTCGCGTCAAAAATGGTGCATGAGAATCATGCGTTTTCATGCGCTATAGACATGCACTCATGCGCTCTCAGGCCAGCCAGGGAAAAGGCGTAAAAAATCCCAGTACTGGACCGGGATTACGTGGGCTTTTTTTGCTAATCAGACAGGAATTTGCTGACGGCTTGACAGCTTTGACGCGGAGCCATAGCGATTGAGAGTTTGCTGTTGTTTTTCCGGCATTTGTGCTTTCTCTGATTCCTGTTCATTGCGCCGGGGCTTCATGATTATCGTATCCACACTTTCCAGTGCGGTAAATGTGTAGGAACATTCAAGATTCTGGCACTGATACCATGAGCGTTTAACCGATGGTGCTTCATAGGCGGAGGTTCTGGCGTGTGCCGTCGTACCGCATTCGGGACATTTAAGTGCCATTAATATTACTCCTGCATGCCGTTAATGTAATCCAGACGTTGCTGAAAGCGCAGTTGTTGTGCAGGGGTGTAAGAGCTCTGGCAATCACGAACCATCATGGGGTCAGGCATCACACCGGATTCATCCAGAATCATACGATAATCCCCGGCAATTTCAGGCGGTGTTATTGCCAGCTGGCGAACCAGAGCATTGCGTAATATACGGGACGCAACGTCAACCCCTCCGCGCCCCTTCAGGAACGGAGCCAGTGCAGATGTCAGGGCTGCTCCATTCGCCTGCATAAAATTGCTGAGAGCGTCTTCTGTGCAGGCCTCCATCAGTTGATGCTGCGAGTAAATGCATTCGCGCGCAGCACAGTTAATTTGCCATTTCAGCACATCCAGATGTTCCCGCTGTAATTCGAGCTGTCGAGCATAATCTGCTGGTTTTTCCATGGCAGTGAGGAGTGATTCTATCTGTTGTTCAACGGCTTTTCGGCTCTCACTATGTCCAGCCCACAGAATACGGGCATTTCTAAAACTGATAAGCGCTTGGTCTGGAGTGACTCGGGCCATCATACTGCTTTCTCCTTCTCAGCACGTTCCTGACGAACCTTCATTTTATGCATAGCTGCTGGAGAGAGTTTATTACTGAAATCCAGACGGGCCGCATAATCCGGGGCAACTCCCGCCAGTTTAAACACGGGGTCCTGTTCGGGCATCGCATCGTTAGTCAGAGCCGGTCTGGTGATATGTTTATGAATAAAATCTTTCAGCAGTGTGTCCGGGTCATTAACTGAATGCACCACACCGACAACTGCGCTGGCTTCCCTGCCCATTGTTGATTTGAGCAGGCTTAGTGTCTGGATTAGTGCTTTTCCATGCGACTGCATAAAATCTTCCCAGATTTGTTTTGCGCGAATACCCACAAGGGTGTCGTGCGCGTGGATATACTTTCCGGCTAATTCCGCAGCCTCCTGCGGCAAAAGTGCATTTTCGCTTTCCTGAGCCGCCAGCAGCTCATCAAAATCCTCAAGCGTTTCTCGTCCCAGCGCAATTTCCGTGCGCAGTTTTTTCATTTCCTTTGAGACTACGCCCTGACTTTCACGAAATAGCGTGCGCCACTCCTCATTCAGGGCGTTCGTCGTGGCTTCCATTTCAGCGCGGCGCTGGCGGATTGTCGCAATATTATCCGCTGCCGCTTTTTGCTGACGACGTGCTTCAAGCCATGCAGATTTGGTGGCATTCACTTTCTCAAGCGCCTGTTGCGTCGAAACAGGGATAGAAATTTCAACGATCGGGTTATTGTTCTGTTCTGGGATTGTCATGTCAGCACCTAGTGGTTTGTCGTGGTGTCAATTGTGCTGTGATGCATACAAAGCTGCCATTGAACGCCATTGTGCGAGCGACAAGACAAAGACCTCTTTTGGCTAGCCAGAAAAGGCCTCGTTTAACTAAGTCTGTTTCAGACTTACCTTAACTATTCACTACTATTCACTTAGGTAAAAAAAATAGGTAATACAGAAGGTTATAAGGTGAAGGGTTGGCATGGCAGTATTCATCGACTGTTCATAACTGTTCACATGGGAATAAAATTATTTATGGTATTTTTTCATAATGGGTGGTTTTTTTATTCCTCGTAGCTATTTGTTTTTTGCTCCTCACCACTATTCACCCTTATTCAGGAGTATTCAACAGGCACATAAATAGACTGCATGTTTTTGCCGGGGAATAACATTTTCGCCTCTGGCCATGGTGTTGCATTTCATACTGATTTTTATAAAACTAGATCTGTCCGGTTCTTTATGGATTCATTCGGATATATTTTACGATTTAAGGTGATGTTATTTAATATCAAGGTTTTTATGCAGGCCCAATGTTTATAAGTTGGATGCGATTCAAAAATATGCCCGGAAATTGGGGCCTGCAATGCAAGGCCTCGTGTAGAAGTTGTACTGCCTTGCTGTATTGGCGGTGGGGTTAGCACTATCAGGTGCAATGACCCATAGGATAGTAAACCCTGGGGGAATGGTAGTTCCTATTAATGCTCCTGTATTTATAGTCCGCAGGCATGGTATTTATTATGTCATTTTATATGGTTTAATCGGGCTTTAAATTCCATAAAATCAATATGTGACGCTAAATAAAAAATGCGTGCGCAGGTGGTTTATATACACATAATAAGGAACTACCTGAACCCGGATAAATTCATCCGGACTGTTGTGGAAATTAAAGAGGGTAGATAAATGCGTAATATTTCTGTGTCTGCGCCAGCTCCTGCTGCGCCATTATTTCCTGTATCGAACCATCATGAGCGATTTTTACGCCTGCCTGAGGTGATGCACTTATGCGGGTTGTCCCGTTCGACCGTTTACGACCTGATCAGCCGCGATGCGTTTCCGAAGCAGATCCCGCTTGGCGGTAAAAATGTCGCCTGGGCACAGTCTGAGGTCAGCGCATGGATGGCGGACCGCATCAGCGCCCGTGGGCGGGGATGTGATGCATGATGATACCTGCATACATTAAATACCTTTATTCTGGCTTGCTTACTGTTGTCATTTCCAGGTATAGTTTTTCCGCTGTCGCAAAATCGGCAGCCGGAATTGGCGTTCCGTATAACTTATTGGCGACAATTGACGCCCCTTGCGTCTTTTTTTACGTCGTAGCTCAGGCACAACCATTTTCAGGGCTGTGGTGTTTATGCTTACACCATGGTTCTATCGAGATAATGGTAGTCCGGGCGGGGCAGCCTTCGGGCTGGCCGGTTTCCAATAAGGCCGGTTACGCCAACCCCGTTCGGGCTGCCACCAGTGAAATTGGCGTTTCCGGTGGTAGCAATAACCGCTACTTATTGGAGGCTGCCATCATGGCTACAATCCTCACCCCGTCACACCCGCAATATGTCTTTGTGTTTGCCGCAATCCGCCGTGCTGACACTCAACCCCGCATCTGTATGCTTCGCACTGTCTCCTGCGATGAGCGTTCCGCGCGCCGTTTGCTAGTCCGAGATTATGTACTCTCCCTTTCTGCACGGCTGCCTGCCGGGGAGGTGACGCTATGAACCAGTTTGAGATTTCCTACGACGATGTTGTAAGGCTGAAACATTTACGCAATGTGGGTGAGTATGTAACTGGCATGGCAGCCCTGCAGGACTGTTATGAAAAGCCAGCAGGTGCCCAATGCGAACAACTGGTTTCCCTCATTTATCTGATGACAGAGCAACTGGATGGAGTGGTGCAACGCTGCCATGACGACCTGATGAATGCGGAGGTGGCCTGATGATATGCTGTGAATCTCTTCTGGCACTTCGTGCCGCTCTGTATCGCCGTGCCGTTGCCTGTGCCTGGCTGGCTCTAAGCAATCATCAGGAACGTTATTCCGGCCTGACGCTCGCTGAACTTGAAGATGCCATAGCCCGCGAGCTGGAAGGGTTCTATCTGCGCCAGCATGGGCAGCAAAGAGGGCTGGAAATTGCCTGCGCGTTGCTTTCGGATCTGATGGAGTCGGGGCCGCTTAAAGCCTGTCCGGTTCTCTCACTGCTCGGAATGACGGTCATGGATGAACTTTGTTCCCGTCACCTCAACAAACCAGCGCTGCACTAAGGAGGGCCGCACAATGTCAGGAATGAAAGTTAGCCAGGCTGAGAAAGCAGCTCGGGGTCACTGGTCAAGAATTTTACCTGCGCTGGGCGTAAATGTACTGAAAAATCGGCACCAGCCCTGCCCGGTCTGTGCCGGGAAAGACCGCTTTCGATTTGATGACCAGGAAGGGCGGGGAACGTGGTTCTGTAACCAGTGCGGGGCAGGTGATGGCCTGGCGCTTGTAAGTAAAGTACTGGATGTAGGCATTAGTGAAGCGGCAGACAGAATAAACGGCATTATCGGAAACCTGCTGCCAGTATCTCAGGGAATGCTTGAATCTGGTTCTCCTGAAAAAGAGGACGGGAGAAAAGCTGCAGCAGTGCTGGCTGCCCGTTTGTTTGATAAGTCCCGCCAGACCACTGGCAATGCCTATCTGACGAGTAAAGGGTTTCCTGCACTGCCTTGCCGGGAATTAACCGCTATGCATAAAGTCGGTGGTGTGGCATTTCGCGCGGGAGATCTTGTCGTTCCATTGTATGCAGATGGAGAGCTGGTAAATCTGCAGTTAATCAACGCTAATGGGGGCAAATGCTTCCTTAAAGGCGGTCAGGTTAAGAATGCCTTTTACCTGGTTGAAGGTACTGCCAAAGCAGCCAAACGGCTCTGGATAGCGGAAGGATATGCCACCGCACTTACTATCAACTATCTGACTGGCGATGCTGTCATGGTGGCCTTTTCGTCCGTCAATTTCCTTTCCCTGGCGAGCATTGCCTGCAGTGAGTACCCAACGCACCAGATAATTATTGCTGCTGACCGCGATCTCAACGGTGCGGGGCAAACAAGGGGCGCAGCTGTTACCGGGGCCTGCAATTGCACAATGGCGCTCCCGCCTGTGTTTGGTGACTGGAACGATGCATTCACGCAAAACGGCGAAGAAGCCACCCGGCATGCAATTCATGAAGTAATAAAACCAGCTGTTGCCAGCCCCTTCGACACAATGAGCGAAGCTGAATTTACCGCGCTGAGCGTCAGCGAAAAAGCGCAGAGGGTAGTGGATCACTATAAAAATTCACTGGCAGTAGACCCGAACGGGCAGCTCCTTTCACGCTATGAGGCGGGGGCCTGGAAAGTTATCTATTACGCCGATTTTGCCCGTGATGTCGCTGCGCTGTTTCAGCGCCTCGACGCACCTTTTTCATCCGCGAAAATTGCGTCTCTCGTGGAAAACCTCAAACTGATCGTTCCGCAACAGCAGAATCCGGCGCGGCAACTTATCGGATTTCGCAACGGTGTGCTCGATACCCGGACAGGATTGTTCAGCCCGCACGATAAGAAGCACTGGTTACGTACGCTGTGCGAGGTGGATTACACGCAGCCCGTTGACGGTGAGTCACTGGAAACCCATGCCCCGGCATTCTGGCGCTGGCTGGATCGTGCCGCAGGTTTTAATCCTGAAAAACGGGACATTATTCTGGCTGCATTGTTTATGGTGCTGGCTAACCGTTATGACTGGCAGCTGTTTCTGGAGGTCACTGGCCCTGGCGGAAGTGGAAAGAGTATTCTTGCTGAAATAGCAACCATGCTGGCGGGTGAAGATAACGCGACCTCGGCAACCATTGAAATGCTTGAGTCGCCAAGAGAACGAGCTGCGTTAATAGGTTTTTCACTGATTCGACTTCCCGACCAGGAAAAGTGGAGCGGTGACGGGGCCGGACTAAAAGCCATCACTGGCGGCGATGCGGTATCCGTTGATCCCAAATATCAGAACGCCTATTCAACCCACATCCCGGCGGTCATCCTGGCTGTGAACAATAATCCGATGCGCTTCACTGATCGTAGTGGTGGAGTTTCACGCCGAAGGGTGATCCTGCATTTCCCCGACCAGATAGCCCCGGAGGAACGCGATACCCAGCTCAAAGAGAAAATTGCCAGTGAGCTAGCGGTGATTGTTCGCCAGCTTATGCAGCGTTTCAGCGACCCAATGAGTGCCAGGACATTGCTTCAGTCACAGCAGAACTCCGATGAAGCGCTCACCATCAAACGTGATGCTGATTCAGCTTTTGATTTTTGCGGCTACCTTGAGGTCCTACCTGACACCACGGGCATGTTTATGGGGAACGCTAATATTGTTCCACGTCAGCCTCGAACTTACCTCTACCATGCCTATCTGGTCTACATGGAGGCTAACGGCTATAAAAATACGCTCAGTCTGACCATGTTTGGCAAGGGGCTACCGTTAATGCTCAAGGAATATGGGCTGCAGTATGAGAAACGACGGACCAATCAAGGAATGCAGACTAATCTGGCCCTAAGAGAGGAAAGCAATGCTGACTGGTTGCCAAAATGCGATGAGTTTGCAGCGAAATAACTGACCTAAGACCGGCTGTGCCGGTCTTAAATCCGCTACAGGAAATTATCTCAAAATATATATCGATAAAATTTAAAAGTTATATGCTAAGGCGTCAGCGGAAAATGCATCTAATTCATTGTTAGATGATGTTTATTTTTGAATTGATTTAAACATCCCATCGAGTTGTAATTTATTTATGTCGGTTTTCTTTATGGCTTTAATTAAGTTTTCAATAACTTCCAAAGAAAAAATTACATCTTTCTTTTCAATTCTAACCCCCCCGTGGTGGCTGCAAGCATTAAGGATGTCCTTTGTAATTTCAACATCATTTTTCATTAATGGTTCATAGTCCAGAGCCTCAATAACAGAAACTAAACTACCTAGCATTTGCTCTTGGTATTGAACGTTGTTTAAATGCATTATACGAATATTAACAAGCATGAGAATATATTCTAAATATCTCCTGGCAGTATTTCCTTTCTCTTGTAAAGAATCACGATCATATTCCTCAATACTCATGACTTCATTATGTAAAGAGGCTATTTTGTGCTCTGCTAATGAAATATTTATCGCATCCATGAGGTTTCGTGAGAAGCCTGTAGATGTAACATGACCATTTGCGGGCCTTGTTAAAATACATGTAGTATAGCAATTTATATTTGGGGTCTGGATTGTCTCATTTACTCTTTTAACCGTTCTATAAACGTCTACCATATAAGAACCTGAGTTTTCAAATGAACATGAAGAGCATTTTGTATTATATATTCTATTTAGAGATAACTGATTGTGATAGTATCCCTTTAAGAAAGCATATATAGTGTCATTAAACTCGACAAACACAACGGACTCAATATATATATGGAATTTATCATTGGGGTGCCACTCTAATTCAAGTCTTCTTGTAGAGTCATCAAAGGAAAAGTTTGAAATAAAATTCCAGTTACCTAAATCTATAAAATCAACGATATTTCTACCTGCACCATGGATATTTTTATTTATTAAAGTTGTGATTGAGTTTTTTATAATATCCCAATCATGAATTTCATGATCGAATTTATTATTGATGGTTTCTTTTATTTGATTGGAAAAGTTTGAATAACTAGTCACTTGTTAGCCTCAAAATTAATAATGAGTATTAAAATTTAATTGATATTGTCTATAAAATGTAGCGATGCAATTTTATTGCAACGAAATGATTTTTACAACATACCATTATCGCTAAACAAAATCGCACCCATCAAATCAACTTACGTTACAATCACTACAAAGCGATTGCATTTAAATTCAAAACAGTTTTCTGTTGGGCGCATTTTTTGTTGTACTGGACTAAAGAGAAAAAATGGGGTAAGGAACAAATACCTTCCGTGCTCAAAAATTAGGTTTTTATGCACTTATTAATCAGTCAAGGTGAACAGTAAAGTGTTCACTTCTTATCAATCGTTAATTTCATATCTTTTTGAATATTAATGAAAAAAACACAATGAGTAGTATGAACAGTTTTCCCCCAAAAAAAGTTTTTTCTGCCTTGAGAATGCGCGGAAAGCGAACGCCTTCACCAATGTGTATAGGGGTGTGTGTAGTTTAAATCTTCTATTTTAATTTATGTATTAAAATCATTGTGTTGGTGGCGATTATTGGTTCCTATTATCGCACCATTTAAATCAAGTAGTTACCCCATATTTAAATACACCACGTTTCCTCCTGTGCCGCATTTGTGCCATTGTAACCCTGGCAATTAATCAAAATACTGTTCTGACATCAGGCAATGCAGGTGCAGACATTTAAGCCAATTGCTGCCGCCATTCCTTAACGTGGTCAATCAGAGCGCGGAGCTTTGGTGCAATATTGCGACGCTGTGGGAAATACAGATAGAAGCCCGGAAATTGTGGAAGAAAGTCATCAAGCAGAGATACAAGCTTACCGCTTTCAATATACGGCCTGAAAGTTTCCTGAGTGGCAATTGTTATTCCTCCGCCGGCAAGAGCCAGCCTCAACATCAGACGCAGATCATTAGTCGTAATCTGCGGTTCAATCGCAAGGTCGAAAGCTCTCCCGTTTTCTTCAAATGGCCAGCGATAAGGCGCAACCTCCGGGGACTGACGCCAGCCGATACACTTATGATTCACAAGTTCACGCGGATGAACAGGTGTGCTGTTGGCTGCGAGATAGGAGGGAGAGGCAACGACCATTTCACGCTGCCTGCCGGTAAGGGGCACAGCAATCATGTCTTTTTCAATGACCTCTCCGAGCCTTACGCCAGCATCGTAACCTGCGGCCACGATATCGAATTCCTCATCCGTGACAACAATATCAAGCGTAACGGCTGGATTGGCTGCTGCAAACGAAGCGATTAGCGGACCTGAAAGAAATTCTTCAGCTATTGACGTCACCGCGATTCTGAGAAGTCCGCGTGGCACATGGTCAGAAACCATCTCTTCGAACGCTGCCTCAATACCGGATAAAGGTAATGACAGCGATTTATGCAGCCGTTCTCCCGCTTCTGTCAAATTAACTGAGCGCGTGGTCCGCATTACAAGCATTGTCCCGAATGCATCTTCAAGGCGTCTTATTCCCTGACTGACCGCTGAACGGGTAACGCCCAGCCGTGCGGCGGCTTTACTAAAATTACTCTCTTCTGCTACCGCGATAAAAATGGGTAAAAGATTAAGATCGATTTTCAT